GCCACTAAGCGTGTTATCAAGCAGTATTTGTTATAGGCAACTGATTTTAGCCTCAACCGTTAGTACCAATAGCCTTTGATGTTTACGCTTCATTTGTTGATATAGGTTTATTTAATTTATCTATAAACCAATCAAAAATCCTATCTGCTTTTGGATTGCTACCTGATGTTTGGTAGTTATACTGCCACATTTTAAATTCATTTCTAACATCCTCATTATCTATATCATTAACGTCTTTTTTACATGATTCATATCCATCAATAAAACCATGCAATAAGCCTAATTGCCTTTCGCTATAAGCTTCGGGGTTAATATTACTATTATAACTTAACGTATCCTGTGAAGCGTATCCTAAAGCTTCATCACTTAATTCATCTTCGTTTTTCATTTGTTATTGTTTTTAAGTTTTAATTTGGCTACTGGTACTAACAGCACCTAATAAACAGCAAGCCGATTTATTAGCTACAAAACGTTAATATATACTTAAACGTATATAAAAATAAAAGGTTACGTTTATTTTTAAATATTTTTTATTATAAATGAGCATCAAGCAATTTAAGTATTGCAAGCCAATTCTCTTTAGTTTTGAAGTAAACCTCCATCGTGGACGCGCCTGCTTTTTCTCTTAGGAGGTAAACGTCCAAACCATAGAGTGAAGTATCGTCCTTATAAGCATAATAACCTAAGAAATCAATCTGATTAAAAGAGAACATAACGTATCCATCTACATATACTTTTACTCTGCCGTTATAAATTTTTAGTTCACGCTTATGCTTTTTTATCATTTGCTATCATTGCTTTAGTTAATAATTCTCCTGATAGTTTTTCTAAGATATAAGCCGCGTGGATTAACTTATTATACTTACTATCAGCTTCTTTTTTTTCATCAGGCTTCATCATTTTACGTATAGGACTAGCTTTAATCATCTCACTATCTTTCTTTAGCATCTCTATAATACCTCTAGCGTGTAACATGGCTGCTACATCGTTATCAATACTATTTTTAGTTTCTAATTCATATCCTCCTTTAGATATAGTTAGTTTGTAGTCAATAGAACCTTCTATTACTAAGTTTGTTGAAGACTCCTCCGACTTGTTTTCTTGTTTTTTCATATTTATTTGTTTTTATAGTTATTTGCTAAGCATTTAAAGCATTGTAAGACTCCTTTTATAATCTTCATGTCAGAAGTAAATACTGGGTGTAAGCTATAGTCTGTAGGCTTTTTACAGATATAACATACTTTTGTTTTATCTACTTCTTTTTCCATTTGTTTTTCATTTCTAATTCATACCATATTGTACTAAACTGACCCTTAGATGCGAAGGTAGTGTCATATCCTTTAGATTTCAAATATTCTAACTCTTTTTTATTACAAGGTTCTAATGATATAATATCCGCGCATTGTTGCTTAGTGTAAGTATTATTTTGAATGTCGTGTCCTAAATCAGATATATATTTCAACTGCGCGGATGTAGCTGATTCTTGCATCTTTTTCCATCCAAATTGTTTAGCAGGAGGTAATTGTATTAAAACTATTCTCTCATCCTTATCAGTTAAGTTCTCAACTTTAGCAGACTTTCTAGCTCTCTCTTCTAAAATATAGTCTCTCTTATCTTGAGTTAAGAATACTCTATCATCTAAGTTCTTTCCTTGGTCTAGTGTCCACGTATTGATTAACTTGTGTCTTGAGCTTGAATCTACGAAGTCTAGGATTACACAGTTTTGTCCAAATCTATCTACAAACTCTTTATCTTTTAATCTTGATCCGCGTCCAACAGACTGCATATACTTAGTTAAAGACTTTGTTGGAGAAGCATTACCGATTACTCCTACATTAGGCTCATCAAAACCAGTAGTAAGTATCTGGCAATTAGTAAGTACTTGTATCTTTCTATCTTTAAAATCTTGTATAGTGCCGACTCTATCAGGAGTATATTCTTCATCTCCAACTACAGGTTTACAAGTAATGCCATTTTCTATAAACATATCCGCTAAGTCGCAGGCGTGTTGAATATCCACGCAAAAGAAAATACCTTGTCTTCCATCAGCGTATTCCTTGTATTTATCTACAATTAATTGGTTACGTCTAGGAATATTAACTTCATCTGCTAAGTCTTTCTGATTAAGTTCTCCTGCGGTTGTTCTAACGTTATCTAAAGACACATTAGTTTGTACTCTTATTCCATCAAGTTCACATAAGTAACCATCTTTAATACCTTGTCCTATGTTGTACTCGTAAGTAATTTGATCAAAGATATTCCCTAAAGATAGACCGTCCATACGATGTGGTGTGGCGGTAAGTCCTAATAGTAATTTAGGTTTAAAGTATTCTAGTGGTTGAACAAAAGTTTTAGCTAAAAATAAATGAGCCTCGTCCACCACTATGCAATCGAAATAATCAAATGGAATCTTATCTAATCTTCTATAGAGTGTCTGAGCTGATGCCATGGTCACTTCTGCATTAATCTTAAATACAGAAGCTTTAATCGCTCCCATCTTGAAAGTTCCTGTATGGTTTCCGAAGTTACAATTATGTTTATCTACCCAATCTAAGAATCCTATTGCTCTTACATGTTCCGCAAATGTATCATCAAACTTATCTTTTAAGAAAGCAAGTCCACTTTGGGATATTAGTTCCTCGTTGTGGGTTATAAACAATACTTTTTTAAATTTAAGTCGTTCTACAAGCTTGACTGCTATAAAAGTTTTTCCAAGCCCCGTAGCGAGTACCAATAATTGTTTATGAACTCCATTTTTTAAAGCGTCATCAACGGCGCATATAGTTTGTTCTTGGTATGGTCTAAGGCTCTTCATTAAATAAATCTAATTTTAATAATTTTAATTTAGCTTCTCTTGCTTTTTTTCTTCCTAATTCTGATTTTAAAACTCTTTCTATTGGGTACTTCTGTCCTTTTATTGTATTCCTTATTTTTTCTCTTGTTTCAGGTTTGACAACTCTTCCTTTTTGAACCTCACTAAGTTTTTTCTTTGTTTCATCCGTTACTTTGTATCCTCTTTTTATAAGAGTTTCTTTTCTTTTTTGATATATTTTATCTTTCTCTTCTTTTGTTTTTTTATTATAAACCGCAACCTTACTTGCCACAAACGCTTTATAGTATTCTGCTGACCTACTCTTTCCTATTTCTGACATTTTTCTCTTAAAAGATTCGCCTCTGTTTTTAGCTAATTCTGACATTCTTTTTTTACATTCCTCTGTTCTTTTTGTTCCAACTTGTTTTGCTGCTCTTTTAGCTATTGTTTCTGGACTTTGTTTTATCCCCATCATACCACCTCCACCACTACTAACATTAGTTAATCTACATCCTATATATTTAAAATAAGCTATCCAAAATATTTCTAACTCATTTAACTCATCCAAAGAATAACATTCGTCTATTACAAACATTTCAGGAAGCAAACCCTTCTTTCTAAGAGACCTAATCCATTGGTTTTTTCTTGTGTTTGTTTTCTCGTTAACATGATAATTAAATCTGTTTTTTAAACGTTCCTGTTTTGTTTGACCAACATATCTAAGTTGTTTTGTGATAGGGTCTTTTAATCCGTAAATTTTAAATGAATGATTCATTAGTTAAAAACACCTGCGCCAAGACAAAGGCTCAACCACCGCTTTATAGCTATGGACAATGTAATGGGCAGGATTGTTTTAAATATTTTCATTAAGTGATTGAGCGATACAAATTTAATTAATTAGAATGATATAAGCAAGTTCTTTACCATATACTACTTACCTAATTTTTTAAGGTTACTGAATAGAGTTGCTACTACAGGAATATCTTTAATTCTGTTTCCTGTAACATTAGCATGAGGGTAACAGTTTTCAATATCATTAAGAGAGTATTTAGGGTTGTTGTCTTCTATGTAATTAAATCTGTTTTTTTCTGATGTGAATGTTAAATATCTATCCGCCACTTCCTTATCTTGTTTAGAGAAATTATGAATAACAGCAATATTTTGTGATGGAATAGTTAAATCTTTACTTAATAAATATAATACAGTAAAATTCTTTTCAAACATCTCCACGCCGTCTGTAGTAATGTATATTGGAGATTTAACTTTAGATATAATGTCTAATCCATCGTGTTCATCAGTTTCTTTAAATCTTACTATTATTTGTTTTCCGCAAACTTCAAATTTAGAAATATGAAATTTATCTTTGGCGGTGTTTACTTTATCTCCAATAGTAAACTCTTCTCCTTTAGAGTTTTTAACTGAGTATATTTCAAACTTTTCATCAATAAATGTTTTTAAATTCCAAGATACGGGTATTCCATCGGTAGGATAATATCTTCCGTCTTTATTTAATTTAAAAAATGAATTTTCTCGTTTAAAAGCAGTAATAAGGTAATTAGGCTCTTTTACTTCTTCCCAATCTAAAGAATCTTCTACTACCCATTTAGCAATAGCTTCACATTCTTTATAAGCATAGTAATAGTTCTTGTTACTTACTCCAATTTCTACAATGATTCCTGTTTTTTTATGTTTGTACTTTTTCATAATTATTAATTTATAGGGTTATACGTTAAATGATTTAGAAAGGTTACGATTATTATAGAAAATAATTCAAAGTTGAGTTAAAAAAGATTAGTGGATGTTGCAACTTATTCTTACATCGGTTTTTGTCTCCCCGAATCACTAATCTCTTAATCCGCCATGGATTTAATTGGTTTACCACTTTACAAATCCTATTGGGTAATGCGTGTAATAGAAGTGATCAGCTATTTTTATTTTACATATTCAGTTCTCCCGCAAGGTCTCGAACCTCGATTTTCTGCTCCAAAAGCAGACGTCCTGCCGTTAGACGAAAGGAGAGTTTATCAGCAGATTACTCGTTGTTTTAATAAATCCACTGTTAAGTAGTTTCACGAGGTCTGCTGATAGTTGTTAAACAAACAATATAAAGAACGATAGTTTTACCTGATTACAAATTTAATAATTTATATTGGTTTAAAAGGATATACTCCTTTAAAATGCAAATTGAAATGTCGTCCAATAGAATCCGTTTCAATTAACTTCCTAAACTCTTCTGCGGACACATCAGAGTATTCGTATTGCTTACCTTGATTGAATGTTACAATAAGGATATTAGTCTCTTTATCGTACTCTAATGCCTTTATTTGGCTACTTACTACTTCTAATTTAGTTTTCATAATTTATATTATTGGTTATCAAATACTATGTTCCATGCTTTTTGAGACTCACATGTATTAGTTACATAATAATTTAATTGTTTCATAGCTTCTCCTGCTGACTCAAAAGCTATTGATTTACAACCTACATATACAATACAACCTCTGCTAAGAAATTGAATTCTAATTTCATGTTGTTGTAATAGTTGTTGATTAGTTGGCTCATAGCTTTTTGATGATTCATCAATCATTGGTCTAAATTCTAGATTTGTTGTTTCCATTTTTATTTGTTTTTAGTTGTTATTAGTCTTGTTTAAATGTGTCATTGTAGTATTGTTCAAAGTTTTCTAAAGCATCTGTAATACTAATTGAATTATCATTTTTTAAAAATGCTTTTTTTATCTGTTTCTTTTCTTGCTCCATAGCAGTTTTTAAAGCCTCTGTAAGTTTTTCATAATATTCCATTGGAGTAATTATTTTTAAGAAAAGTTTATTTCTCATATCTTCTGCTACTCCTGCAAACCATTGTACTGGTGTTAATTTGTTTTCAGTTGCTTTCATTTTTATTTGTTTTTAGTTGTTAGTTTATTTATTTTAATATAATTCTTAACTATTTTAAAGAATTTAGCTATTTGGTGCATATCACTTACTGTTATATCAACATTATAAGGATTACATTTTGTTTTTTTCATTATTTATTTCTATTTTTACACATCCTTAATACACAAAGGTAGCTGACTTAATAGCTTACAAAAAGCTATATAAAGAATGTTGCTAAAAACTAAAGGCTAAGACGACCTATCTTAGCCTTTTTTATTTTTGATAAACTACAACGTAAATTACACCTCCTAAAATAGTATTATATAAAGCACTTACTGATACAATTAAAGATGCTTTAATTGTTTTTAAAAAATCATTACATTCTTGTAATGTATCTCCATTAACATTGTCAAATGTTTTTACTTGCATATTATTTGTTTTTAGTTTTTGTTATCTAATTTAATTAATTCATTTAAAGGATAAGCTAACATTGAAGCCCCAATTATTGATAGTATAAAGCCAAATCTACTTGACTCATTCCATTGTGATGGATTCCATTGCCACATTGTAAATGCAAAGCAAAAGTATATAAATAAGGTAGTTGTTATAATTATTTTTTTCATATTAGTCTTGTTTGTTAATTTTTTCATTTATAGCTTCTACTATAAATTTACCTAATTCGTCTTGAAATTGTTCTGCATCTTCAAAGTTAATAGAGCCATCTTTGTTTTTAAACATATTTTGGATAGCACCCCAACCTCTTAATTCAGCTATCATTTGATGACCGCCATCTTTACCTACTCCCCAAATATAAGTACCCTTAAATTCATCATGTTTAGCTGTTCCTATAAATTTCTTAATTTCTTTTATCATATTAGTCTTGTTTGTTTTTAGTTGTTAATGTTTTGTTGTTCCATTTCCAATGCTACTTTAAGAATATTATTTAATTCTTCGTAATATTCAATAAGAGAAATAGCTCCTAAAGCAAGTTTACCTCTTAAATCTTCTGATTTTGACGCAAACCATTGTACTGGTGTTAATTTGTTTGTTTCCATTTTTATTTGTTTTTAGTTGTTAATTAAATTATTGATTAAAGATGCTACTATTATTATTTGTGTTAAAAGTAAAGAAAGTGCAATCCAAGTTATTAAACCAATGAGTTTAAATATTTTTTCTTCTGATTTGAATAGCATACATTGGTTAAAAAATTCTTTAATTGTTCTATTATCCATTTTATTTGTTTTTAGTTGTTATTAGTCTTGTTTGTTTAGTCTTTTAATAATTACTTTTAAGGTTCTCCCATCATCTTGATAAGATAGTTCTACTTTACAATAATGGTCACTATATGCTCTACCATATTCATCAATGACTTCAAATCTTGTTAATGTTTGGTCTTTAGCCATATCTTCTTGGCATTGAGTGTAGCCATCTATATACGCAAGTCTTTCAGATGATGATACATTATTACAATATTTTTTAAATAACTGTTCTATTTCTTCTCGTGTTTTCATATTGTTTAATTTATACTGTTTAACGTAAATAAAATAAAAAGGTTACAAAAAAAACAAAACTCCCGAATTATCGAGAGTTCTGCTGGACAAAAACAAGAAATAATCAGTCAAAAAGCAACACGAACCATTTGAAAGTTATGGTAAATTTAATATTTTTAACTCAAAGTTGAATTATTTTTTAAAAGTAATTGAAAATATTTATATCTTTGAGGCATATAATTAATAGGTGAGACTTTTGGTTATATAAAAAAGATTGATTATTTTTACAAAGATTTTATAACATACTGGCTAGTGCTACACAACTGCCTCAACTCCTAGAAGTCTCACACGGTAATTCGTTTGAGGCTTTTGTGTTTTTAGGAAGTTTATGAATATTAATCAATTACTAATAAAAGATTTAATCGAGATGAATAAGCAGCGTTATTTAGCTGTATTCATTAAGTTTAAGAGTATCTATAGTAGTGGATGTGTTCACAATTATTCTCCTTATAAATTCTCATCAGTAACTAAATTAAGCCGTAATTCTGTAAAGAAATATGTAGATTACTTTATTGCTAATGGATGGGCTAGAATGGATGGAAACAACTTAATCTTTAATAAATTTAGATCCTTTGACGAGAATAAGAAAAGATTAATGTGTGTCATCAGTTTTAAGAAATCAATAAAAGAAATAGAAATATTATTATACAGAGAAGTATTAAGATTAAAACAATCTCAATTTAACTTTCTGAAACGTGTGAAATGCGACCTACAAAATCCAACAGGAATTGATGTGTATAAACGAGCTTTAAATACTCAGAAAAAATATACACTTAATTCCGAAAACCTCCCAGGTGCGCAGGAGAAGTACAAAGTTTCAATAAAGAAGATTGCAGAGAGTTTTAATTGCTCTGTAGGTAAAGCAATGGGTGTAATAGATAAACTTTGTGAGAAGAATCAGATTAAGCGATTTAGGCAAATGGAGATAGTTTGTTTTGGTATGACTAAAGCAATTAATCAGCAAGCTATAAATACTCACAAAGGATCTTATTTCAGTAGAAATCAAGTAGTTTATAGATACACTAATAAATATACTTTTTAATCAATAATTATGTGTCAAAAAAATGAATCTTATTTAAATCCAACTCCTATTCCTACGGAATACTTAACAGTAATATTTAAACAATGGAAGAACTAGAAAGAAGATATAACGCAAAAGAACGTCAGCGAAATTCTGATTATTTTAACTCTGAAATTTTACCAGAATTGAAGAAAAAATATGTACACGGAATTATCAATAAAGATAGCGAACAAAATAGATTTAAGTACAATGGAAATATCGTTGATTATTATCCAAGAAGAAAGAGGTTGTGTCACGTAAATAGTGGACAATGGTTTACGGTGGACGAGGATGAGTTTATTGCTAGTAGAATAATATTTTTACTTAACAGAAAATAATTGTAACCTTTATTAAATAAGTAACGTATAAACTATTAAAATTTAAAACATCCTCCGACAATGAAAGACTTATCAATTAAATACTCTAAGAGTGAATTAAGAGAGAGGAAAAAGAGATTTCCTAAATTACATCCGCGAGATAAGCAAAAGAAAAACAAAGAAGCTTTTGATAAAAGTTATTTTGGATTATTATTAGCAGAACGTAACCTTTTAAACAAATAAAACGTATAAAAATCATGGAAGAAACATTAATTAAATCAGCGTATTGGGATAACTTTAATCTTAACTTGTATATTAGTTATCTTCAGAAAAAAATAGCATTAACTTATGGAACAAAATAATATGGGAGCAAATAAATCAATAAAAGTAATATTCAAGGCATTCGACCAAACTCACGAGTTGATATTTCCTGCAACACATCAATTATCTGATGTATCTAATTATCTTCGTAATATCTGTAATACTTACATTATTGTAGACTTAATTCCAACTTCAAAAGAACCTACAATTTAACTCAAACTTGAATTATAAATGATTAGAGATAAGTTTATAGAGATTATATCTGGCAGAGAGTCTAATATAATAATAGGATTAGGCATATTAGTATTGGTATGTATGGCACTTAATAATTAATAAGATGAGTAAAGAAGAAGCAATAGACTTAATAGCAGGTCGCATAATTGATGAGTATAGAAAGCATCCGTTATTAGAATGGAATAAAATAGCGGCTAGTAAAATACACTCGCAATGGTTTCAGCATTATACAGATGAGATAAATGATTTAAAGAGTCAATTATTAATATCTGAACAGAAAGTGAAATTAAACTATGTAAATTTAGTAGACGCTATTAATGAGAATGAGCAGTTAAAAGAAGGTATATCTGATTTAAAATTCCAACTCAAAGCGGCATCTAGATTTAGAACATTATAAAAAAATAGTTTCTGATAATAACCATTTTTAAAACACATAAAATAATGCAAATATTATATT